CGAATTACGTGACTCTGTTTTCGGTCAGTATAAATGGGCGGCAACAAAGCTAGAGGTGGATCACCTCTGGCGGTTCATGGTATCGCCCATGCAAGCTATATATACGCCGACGGGCCAGCAGATTTTATTCAAGGGCGCTGATAATCCTCTAAAGTTAAAATCAATTAATATCGGACATGGCTATATAAAGTTTTTCCACGCTGAGGAAATTGACCAGTTCGGCGGTTTCGAGGAAATACGCAATATAATGCAATCGCTTTTCCGTGGAGAGAATAAGCGCCGGACAGCTATTTTTAGTTACAATCCGCCGAAATCTGGCCGATCATGGGTAAACCAAGAAACGAAAAAAGCGAAACCGGGGCGAGTTGTTCATCATTCAACGTATTTGGACGTCCCGCCTGATTGGCTTGGCGAGCGGTTTATAGCCGATGCCGAATACCTTAAAAAAACAAATGACAATGCGTATCGTCATGAATATCTAGGCGAAGAAGTAGGAACCGGTCTTGAGGTTTTTAACAATGTCAGAATCGAACCGATAACCGATGAACAGGTGAAAGAGTTCCAAAATATTCGCCAGGGTATAGACTGGGGCTATGCGGTTGACCCCGTATGTTTCGAGCGATTTGACTATGAGCGGAAGAAGCGGACAATATACCTTTTTCGGGAGATACACGGAATCGGGAAGTCTAACCGCAATCTATACGACTTGCTAACTGAAACAGAGCGCCAGACGATGAGCATTGCCGACTCAAGCGAGCCGAAGAGCATCGATGAGGTTCGGGCATACGGAGCCAGGATTAAAAAGGCAAGGAAGCCTCCTGGAAGCGTGGAGAGCGGGACAAAATGGCTCCAGGATTTAGAGGCTATTGTGATTGACCCGGACAGGTGCCCGCTTGCGGCCCGTGAGTTTGTAAACTACGCCTACGAAATGCGCCGCGATGGTGAAGTGATAAGCCGCTACCCGGACAAAGACAACCACGCGATAGACTGCTGCCGATACGCGCTGAATGACGATATAACCGACGTAGAGAAAGAGCCTTCCGGCCTGACCGCCGCGTCCTTCGGGTTCTAGGCTATACCCCGCTTATTAATTTGTTGTATCCTAATCTATACACAGTCCGGCGGGGGTGCCTATGCAGTTAATCGAAGGGCGTTTAATTGACGACCAGCTAACCTATATCGAGACGCAGATCGCGGCGAGCGCCACGAAGGTGAACTATTACAAGTCATACTACACGGGCGATAATTACGACATAATTTCACCCGTGGCAAAGCTGACTCCGCCTGACAATCGCGTCCCGAACGCGTTCGCCGGGAAACTTATCGACACGATGAAAGGGTATGCGCGGGCGAGCGGGAAGACTACCTACCTGACCGACGGCGATTATATTAAAACGCTGAAAGACATCTTCGATCAAAATGACGAAGAGCTGAAACATGGAGAGGTGTACACCGACGCGCTGACCACGGGTTACGGGTACATGATCTTGCGCGTCGATGAGGACGCGAAGAAGATCAAGATGTACGTTGCCGCGCCCGGAACGTGCTACGCCGTGTATGACGACACGCTTGAAAAAAAGATGCTGGCCTTCGTGCATTACGTAACGATTCCGCAATACGATAATGTTACGAAATACGTTAGGACGATTTACTACGCCGACAGGTGGGAAGAGTATACAAAGGTTGATAAAGACTGGACGTTGACCGATGGGAAAGAGCATCCGTTCGGGGATGTCCCGTGCGTAGAGTATACGGCATGTAAGGACAAGCTGCCGATGTTCTACCGCGTCCTATCGCTTATTAAAGAATGCGACAAGATAACCTCTTCGAGTTATGCGGATGAACGTGAACGGTATGTATCCGCGATACTTTTGGCGCTTAAAAAGATAGACAACGTAATCAAGGACGCGAATGGAAACACCGCCGCCGATAGAATGCGGATCGGTCGTATCCTGGACGACATCGGAAGCGATGGAGACACGAAAGATGTCAACGCCGCAGTTGGGTTCCTTGCTAAGCCGTCGCGTGGCCCTGACGTAGCGGAGCAGGCCGATAGGTTTGAGCGGCTGATATACGATTTTTCCTGTGTCGTAAACATGAACGACTACAAAGCCGGAACGCCGACTGCCGCCATTGCCTATAAGCTGAAAGTGATGAGCATGGAGTTTAAGGCCGCCGACATTGATACCTATTTTGATATCGGCATCCAACGGCTGATTATGCTCATCGGTAACGCCGTTAAGACGCTTATGGGCATCGAACCTGAGCAAGTTACCATCAAGCATGGCCGCAACATCCCGACCGACCTTGACGCGCTGGCCGTGACAGCCGGGAACCTGAAAGGCATCCTGTCGCGTGAAACGATAGTGGAGATTTTTCCTGGAGATGTTGTTCCTGACAAAAAGGCTGAACTAAAACGGTTAGATGAAGCGCCTGAAGGTCTTCCTCCGCTTGATGAAAACGGTTCTACGGCAGGCGCGGCGGAAGCTGGTGATGTCCAGGCAACGGCGCTGAACGGAGCGCAGATTGCGAGCTTGCTTGAACTTGCAACCAACGCGTCAACAGGGGCGCTTCCGAAAGCGTCGGCGATTGCGATAGCTAAGGCGGCATTCCCGCTCATGACCGATCCTGAGATTGAAGCTATCTTTGCGTCAATCGTTGAGGGCGGGACGAAGCCTGATCCAGTCTCCGCGCAGGCGCAAGCGTTCGGGAAGCCTAGCGCACAATGAAAAAGACAGACACTACTAAAATATATACCATGAAGCGCGACGGCTGGAACGATTATTTTGAAATGCACGTTTCAAAGACAGATATTCTCATGCGAAAGCAGGCCGAGAAGATAGCGAAGCGTGACGGATGGGCTATTCCAAGCGATGGATGGCAAGATACGCGCGGCATGGTTCATCCTATGTCAACAATTAGTGGGCCGTTTGCCTATTTGTTTCTTTCCGAGGGTTCGCTGGGTGTTGGCGTGGTTGCACACGAATGCTTGCATATTGCTACATCGCATGAGCGTTTTGTATTTCGCTATGGTATGGATTATGGAGAGCAGATAGGAGAAGACGAAGAACGCTTGGCTTATTTTCTTTCATCCTGCATCAAGGGAGTCTATAAGACACTCAGAGAAAACGGGCATATAAAGGAGTAGCCTTGACCGCGCAAGACTTGTTCGACAAGATCCAGCAACTCATAGCCGATGAGCTGAAAAGCATCGCCGCCGCGACGAAGGCAAACTACATTGCGCGGCGGAAGACTATCATCGAGGCGGCGCGGACTGTCTACGATGCTTCGACTGTCACGGCGCACCTTTCTCCTGAGGTCGGGAACATGGTCTATGTGTCCAAGGCCGAGGCCATGAAATATGGCCGCATGGACAAGCTGAACGATCTTGTAAAAGAACAGGCGAAACTAGCAGGGCAGGTAGACATAAGCAACATTGAGAAGGGCGGCATCAAGCTTTACGAAACCGGGTACGATGGTTACGCCTGGGCATACAGCCAAGGCTACGGGCTTCCGATAACCGGAGGGGCGAAGGTCAAGCTTGTAGCCGCCGCGCTGTACTCCGATTTTTACGGCGCATCATTTGACAAGACGGTTAAGAAGAACCTGGCCGCCTGGCCGGATGATATCATATCGATGATAACGCGTGAGCTGAACCAGGGGAAGGGCTTTGGAAGCATCGCGGCTAAGATTGCAGAATCGACGGATAAGGAATACTGGCGCGCGCTCCGTGTTGCGAAAACGGAAGGCGGGCGCATCGCAAGCCAGGCGAGCCTTGACAGCCTGGCGCTTCTGGATGAGGTCGGCGCAGAGTACGGCAAAATATGGGTTCACAAGATCGAAGGCGGAAGTAAAAGTTACGAGCCGAGGGAGCTTCACCTTGACATGGACGGAAGGGAAGCGGACAAAGACGGAAACTTCACGCTACCCGACGGCGCGCGCGGGCCAGCGCCACGGATGATTGGGCAGGCGAAGCATGACATAAATTGCGCATGTTATGAGATTGCGATTATCAACGGGGAAAGGCCAACGGAGCGGCGCGTAAAAGGCGAAGGGCTAATCCCCTACGAAACGTATAGATCAATCGAGGCGCGTGGCGGAAACATCCCGGTCAGGGAAATACGGAACGCGCGTCGCGGAATAAAGTAGGGCCGGGAGTCGCCCCGGCCCAGATGCGGTTATTCCATAAGACCAATTAAAACACTTTTAGTGTATTCGACAGATGAGTCAACGTCAGATTGTGACACCTGCAACCGTGAATTATTAGACAAATCAATGTTAAACGTTTTCATTCCACGTGATAGCAAATCTCGAGTATTATTCGAGTGCAAGCTATCTGCTTGCCTTGCGAACGACTGGGAAATTGGAGACATGTTTGGATAATCAAGCAATACTAACGCCCTGTATTGGTTAAATATCCATTCTTTGTTATTTGTTGATAATATCATTATACACGCTGAAAGTCTTACAGGAGTAGACGAAAAAATCCTTTTTTTTGTTCCGCAAAAAGAATCTAAATCCTTAACAGTCTGAATAAACTTTCCGTTTATAATGGGGCTCATTTGATCTATTGTCGGCTTATTTGTACCAATAACGTATTGACACCCAAGTCTTAATACTTCGGCTACGGATTTAGTGCAGGCAAGTCTGTCGGAATAGGTTCTTAGCATTCCAACATCCATGACCTCATAAGCGTCAAGTGGAAGACCCATTGTTATAGTCATGCTGATAGTGGTATTCGCTTGGATGCAAGCCATAAGCCTATGATGCCCATCTACTAGTTCTCCATTTTTATTAAATCCAAGCCCTTGGCTAGTGACTCTCCATTCTCCGCGTTTCATAGTTCTTGCGAGAACGTCCACATACCAAAGGCGAGTTTTTCTATTCCCTACGCTTGTATTAAGCATTTCGCGTGCCAGGTAAGGCGTTACATTTATAACGCTAGAAAAAGGATCTTCACTTATATATTCCATAGTAGCCTCCGTCCTTCAACTCTACACCCGTTCCTAAATCTTGTCAAGAATAATTTGCACTTATAAAGAGATTACGCAGTTTAAGCTTGGCGTGCATAAATGATGTATGAAAAAGTATACACGTATAAAAAATAATACGTGTATGAAATACTAGACACTTTTCTGAAAGAGGTGTATGATTTTGGATACATAGGGGTGTTTCCGAGAGGAGAATCCCGAAGGATGACGAAATGGATGAGATTGTTACGGTTGAACCCGCTGTTGCGGGGAATACGACTCCGGCGGTTGTGCCGGTTTCTGGCGCGGCAGGCGTGGCGGGTGCTCCGGCGGTTCCTCCGGTGACGGTGGATATCCAAGCCGAGATCAAGAAGGCGCAGGAAGACGCGGACAAGAAGTGGCAGGCAAAGTTTGACAAGGTGCTTGCCGAAAAAAAGACCGTCGAAACCGGGAAGCTGACGACTGAAGAACGGCTGGCCAAGATGGAACAGGAGCGCATACAAGAGCGCGTGTCCTGGGCGCGCAAGGAAGCGCGGGCGAGGGCGACTATCTCGGAAGAGATGGAAGCGGCTATTCAGCTTTACTATGCCGAAGACCCCGAGGATATCGGGCGCGGAGCTACTGAGATTCGGAAGCTGATCGACGCGGAAACAGGCGTCTTGAAAGCCAAGATCGAAGAGCTGGAGAAGAAGATCAAGTACGGAACCAATCCGCCCGCAGGCGGTGCAAGTGCTACGGCAGAGACGACGTTCAGTAGGTCTGCCATGAGAAACGATCCCGTGCTTCGCAAGAAGTATTCGGACGCTATCCTGGCTGACAAGGGCGTATCTCTGACCGACTAATAAGGAGATACCAATGTCCAACACCAACATGGACGCCCTTTACCCCGAGTTTTGGGCCGCCGCTTTCGATGCTCTCGACGTGGGCGAGTTCAACCTTCAGGAGCATGTTTCCCGCTCCCTGGAAAATCAGATTGCCAGCTTCGGCGATACCGTCAACGTTCCCGTCGTCCCGTCCATCGCGGATGCTGGAGACTGGACTCCCGGCGGAACTATCACCCCGGATAATAACACCCAGTCCACCGTGGTGCTTTCCCTTAATAAGTCGAAGGCGAAGACATTTGCGCTTACTGACCGGGAGCTGTCCCTGTCTCCCTACAACCTCATCGGATCGTGGGGCATCGGGTACGCTAAGAGCCTCTTGCGCACTGTCAACAAAGACATTTACGCCGAGGCCCTGAAGTCGAATCAGTTCATCGACGCCACCGGAGGCATTTCCGAAGATCTCGTAGCCGACGCCGAAACTCTGCTCTCTACCAATGAGGTCGGATATCTTGGACGCGTGCTGATCGGTTCCCCTGGACTCATCGGCGCGCTGCGCAAGATCGACGTGTTCCGCGACGTGGACACCAACGCCACCTCGGACATCATCCGCGATGGGCGCATTACCCGCCAGTACGGTTTCGACATCTACGAAAACAACGCCATCGCCAAGTACACCCCCGTTGACCTGGCCGGCGCTGTAGTGCATGCGACCGAGTTCCCTATCGGGACTACGACCATCGTATGCGATGCGTTCAACGATGACACGATGCCCGTCCGCGCTGGCGACATCTTTGTGTTCGGCTCCGGCGATACGGCAAAAAAGACCGTCATTTCCACCACACAAACCGCAGGCGATACGACCGGAATAACCTTCTATCCGGCGCTCACTGTGGCCGTTCCGAATGATGCTACCATAACCGTTACTCCTACTCAGTCGGCCCTTGCCATGGTTCCGGGCGGGATCGCCTTCGCGGCCCGTGCCTACGCGACTATCGACAAGCCCGGCGCTCGGTCTTCCGTAATCAACGTGCGCGGCCTACCGATCCGCATCACCGTGTGGACGGACAGCACTACGCTCAACACCAATGTGCAGTATGACATCTTGTACGGCACCAAGCTCATCAACGACAACCGCGTCGTGCGTCTCATCGAGGACCTTTAGCCTCTTGGCCGGGCTTGAAACATAGCCCGGCTTTTTTCTACAGGAGGATAGTATGGCCATTACTTCCAGGAATATAGTCGATAGATCAGCCGAAGAAGGCCGGGTCTTTAACTTCGAGTATTCGATCGATAATGTCGATATTCTAACACCGATCCGCATCCTTTTCAGCACCGGCGCGAAAAAGGTTAAGTATCGCACTGACGTTTCGACGCTCGGGTCTACGGTCAAGATCGAACTGTACTCTGGCCCGACCGTATCCGCAAATGGGACGGAGGTCGTGTCTGTCAACTACAACCCGACCGCAGGCGCGCCGGCTCCGCTTCTTAAGGTATACCAGGGGCCTACCACATCTGCGAACGGGACGCTTGCGTATACGCGCTATTTCCTCGGCTGGTCGCAGGGCGCCACAAGCGTTGGCATATCCAAGACCGGCGCGATATGGCGGTGGCTGCCGGCTAACTCGGTATTCCTAGCTGTCCTTACGCCTGCGGCGGACAATACTCAAGTCACCTATGGCGGGGATTTTTTGGAGGAGTAAATGGCGATCACCACCCTGTACGCCGTAAAAGTGTCCGCATCGCTTTTTACCCGCGCCGAGACTGCCGACCCGACTACAGCGACAGTCGGCGTCCTCGGCGATATTCTCATTAACTCGGATTCAGGCGATGCTAACTATGGCGCTACATGGGAGCTGACTGCAATCACAGGCACCGTTCCGAGTTTGTCCTACACCTGGACACGGTTGACGGGAGACGATGCGCGGATACTGGCGAAGATTGCGCGCGCTGAATCTGACTACCTTGCGATACGCGGAATACCGTTCGAGCTGGATACTGACGAGGTGACGATAATCTACCCGGCGAGCGCCAGCGACGTGGCCGCCGAGATGGTATGTTACCTTCTCAATCTTGGCCAGTACCAGGGGCGCGGGGAGAAGGCTGAGAGCATGGGTGACCGATCGGCGACGCATGACGACAAGATCCACGGCTATCCGCGTTCAATCGTCGGGACGATTGCCCGATATCAGAGCGTGCAATGAATCAACTTGACTTGACCGCTTATAAAATGAAGTATACCCCGGCTGTACCTTCCATCCCTGGAAGCAAGGCGACGTATGCGCAAGAGCGGCCATTCAGGTGCAACCATCGCGAGATATCGGCGCAGGAGAGCGTGCGCGCAGGCCGCGCGGCGACGAATAAGGGGAAGCGGTTCTTCTATTTTCCGCGCTTCGTTTCGTTCGCGTATGGGGACAGGATCCTCCTTGGCAGTGCGTACTATGAAATCCTGTATATCCCTGACCAAGGCCATAGCGTAGCGATCAACTACGTCGACACGAAGGCGATACAATGAAAGTGCAAATTACGAAAGACAATGTAAACGCTATCAATGATTTCATAAAAGATATGCAAAACAAGCAAGTTTCTTTTGCCGCGCAGGGAGGCGAGGCTATCAAGGCCGAGATGCAGATGCGATGCGCGCACAAGAGCGGCAAGACCATCGGGTCAATCCAAACGCAAGCATACGCAACCAAGACCGGGGCTGAAAGCGAGACAGGTATCGCCGGAGACTCGAAGGTTCCGCTTTACCTCGAATACGGGACTGGCATCCACGCCGTCAATGGTGACGGGCGCAAGACGCCGTGGACGTACTACGATGAGGAGACGGATCAATTTTTCACAACGCACGGGATGGAGGCGCAACCGTTCGCGCAACCTGGATTCGACGCGGCGAAGCCTGGGATCGACAGGCTCGCTGAAACGGTGCTACGAGCATGATAGATAGACCGATTGTAAACGCGATACAAAACAAGCTCTTTGCGTGCACCGCGTTGACGGCCATCGTCGGGACTAATATCGCCTACGCTCAAGGCCCTATCGTCGGGACGTGGCCGCAAGTGCATTTTTTCAAGGTTTCAAGCATTGATGGATATAAGGTAGATTTTAATTATTATACCGCTCAGTTTTCAACCTGGGCGCTTGATAAATGGGACGCGATAACCATAAACGATATTGTATACGCAGAGTTCAACAGGTTTATTGGAAAGGTTTCCGCCTCGCCTACCGTTGGCGATGTTGATATAACCTGGTCGGAGATGATCGATTCCGGGGCGTTGCCCGAAGCGGATACGACATTGCACGGCCAGTATGTAAGGTTCAAATTCCGCTATCGCGGCGCGAACCTGGGAGGGCTCTAAATGGCCTACAATAACGTACATTTGCCGGTAGGCTACGAAGTCGCCGTGCAGACCGACCCCGCCGTGGCTGGTGTGTATACCGATCTCGGCGTTACGATGGATGATGGGGAAATGGCGATCAGTTACGACGTGCAAAAAGTAACCGGATCGAGCGGAGAGGGGCTTCTCCGCGCCTTCAAAAACATGGCCGTCGAAGTTTCCGCGACACTGGCGCAAATCGAGCTGTCCAACGTCAGCAAATTGATGTCGGGGGCTGCGCCCTATGCCGCCGTGCCTGCCTCCGCTGCCGCTCCGTCAACCGATACTTACGCCATTGCCGGATGGGCCAAGGCGAAGTTCATCCCGTTCCTGAACCAAAACGGCGCTGGGACTGTCCCGGCTTCGATCAGCGTAGAAAGCCCCGCGTCTACCACGCTCACTCTCGATACTGATTACAGCGTGATCCAAAATGAAAACGGCGTCTGGGGCGTCATCATGCTGGACACCGCCGCCGTTGTACCCGCCTCGAACGCGCTGGAAGTAAACTATACGCATACCCCCGCGGCGTCGCGCGGCCTTACCATGGGTTCCGCGTCCGTGTCGGTGACTCCGCGCTCCTTCCGTATCCGCAAGCAGTTGGCGACCGGGAAATACTTCACGGTTATCATCTATAGCGCCGTGAACACCGCCGGCCTGTCCTTGTCATTCCCTCGCTACGACAATGACAGCATCACTACGTTGCCGATTACCATTCGCGGCGAGTGTGACGTTTCGAGGGCCGACCTTGACCAACTGTTGAGCATTACCGATCAGTTCGGAATCGCCGACAATACCTAGTAATCCTGGCCGGGTGTAATGCCCGGCCAAAAGGGGAATCATGCACGAGCCGAAGATAGT